ACCGTTCAGCAGAGTACTTGTTGATTGTGTTGGACCTCTACCAAGAACTCGATCTGGTAATGAGTACATGCTGACTGTTATGTGTACATCAACTCGGTTCCCTGAAGCAATTCCACTGCGAAATATCAAAGCAAAGACTATCGTGAAAGCCTTGATCAAGTTCTTCGCCACGGTTGGTCTTCCGAGGTCTATACAGTCAGATCAAGGATCAAACTTCATGTCTGGGATATTTCAGCAAGTGATGCATGAACTTGGCATAAAGCAGTACAAGTCGTCTGCGTATCATCCTGAAAGTCAAGGCGCATTAGAACGATTCCACCAGACATTGAAGAACATGATTCGATCGTACTGCTTTGATACTGGAAAAGACTGGGACGAAGGAGTTCATTTGCTTCTGTTTGCCGTTCGAGAATCTGTTCAAGAATCTCTCGGATTTAGTCCTTTCGAACTTGTTTTTGGACATTCGGTTCGGGGTCCACTAAAACTGCTGAAAGAGAAACTGTTGTGCAATGATGCTCCGTCCTTGAATCTCCAGCAGTATGTGACTGACATCAAGGAAAAACTACAGACAGTGCGTGATCTCGCAAAGAAGAACCTTAAAGACACTCAAGATTCCATGGCAACTCGGTATAATCGGCAAGCAGTTCAACGGTCGTTCATTCCCGGTGACAAGGTTCTCGTTCTTCTACCTGTCACTGGAAAGCCATTGGAAGCACGATTTTATGGACCATATGTTGTTGTGAAGAAAGTTGGAGAACTGAATTATGTCGTACGAACTCCTGACCGAAGAAAAGAAACTCAATTGTGCCATGTCAACATGATAAAGCCGTACTTAGAGCGTAAAAATCCCAGTGAGAACGTTCATCCTGTCAGTTCAGTTCAAGTGGATACACAGTCAGATGACAATGTTCAGGATATTGGTACTCCTGTGAAACTGAACAACTCCGAGATACTACAACATTTGGATTCCAAATCATCACATTTGGAGACTTCAGCGCAAGAAGACCTGAAGAATATTCTCGCCGAGTTTAATCATCTGTTTCCTGATGTACCAACAAGAACTGAGGAAGCATATCATGACGTTGACGTTGGAAATGCACAGCCCTTGAAACAACATCCATACCGTCTCAATCCTGAGAAACAGAAGTATCTGCGTGATGAAGTTAGATATCTCCTGGATAATGACTTTATCGAACCTAGCAAAAGTAATTGGAGTTCACCGTGCATTCTCGTTCCAAAACCGGATGGAAGTTACAGACTATGTACTGATTACAGAAAGGTGAACACTGTAACAAAGACAGATACATAGATAAAGTGGGAAGTTCCAAGATCGTCTCAAAGTTCGACCTGTTAAAAGGTTTCTGGCAAGTACCACTTACTGAACGTGCAAAGGAAGTCTCAGCATTCGTTACCCCTGATGGACTGTTCCAGTACAAAGTCATGCCCTTCGGAATGAAGAATTCGCCAGCCACGTTTCAAAGACTTATCAATCAAGTAGTTTCTGGTCTACCAGGATGTGATGCATACATCGACGATGTCATCATTTACAGCGAAACGTGGGAAGAACATTTAGACATCATGCGGAAACTCTTTGAGAGGCTGAGTGCAGCAAAACTGACTGTTAATTTGTCTAAGTGTGAATTCGGGAAAGCTACAGTGACATTTTTAGGTCATGTTGTAGGGCAAGGGCTTGTAAAACCCATAGAAGCAAAGGTGACAGCCATTTGTGAGTTTCCAGCACCTGTAGGTAAACGACAACTGATGCGTTTTCTTGGTATGGCTGGGTATTACCGAAAATTCTGTCCAAACTTCTCTACCATAGCAGAACCTTTGACTCGGTTGTTGGGTAAAAGAGTTAAATTTGTTTGGTCACCTGCTTGTGAAAATGCTTTCCAAAAACTCAAAGCCATATTAAGAAGCTCACCAGTTCTTGCAGCTCCAGATTTCACATTACCCTTCAAGTTAGCAGTAGATGCTAGTGATGTTGCTGCTGGTGCTGTTCTGTTGCAAGAGGAGAAAGATGGTGTAGACCACCCAGTGTGTTATTATTCAAAGAAATTCAACAAAAGTCAACAAAATTACTCAACCATCGAAAAGGAATGTTTGGCTCTTGTTTTGGCTTTACAACATTTTGAGGTCTACCTATCTAGTTCCTCCATGCTCATTCATGTGTTCAGTGATCATAATCCTCTTGTGTTCATCAATAGAGTGAAAAACAAAAATCACAGACTGTTGAGATGGAGTTTGATGCTTCAAGAGTACAATCTGGACATCAAACATATCAAGGGAAAGGATAACTTGATTGCTGATTGTTTGTCTAGAATTTAAGTAGGATAAGAAGTGATGAGTTGTATATAGTTGTAAATATGCCAAATAACGAAAGTTTCTTTTAAAAACTTTCTTTTCTTTAGGGATAAAGGTGTTACCTAGCCCTACATACAGTATAGGCACTGACCCTGTCCTCCTAACTAGATTACCTCCTATGTACCACATATGAGACTAAGGTCTGGAATGTTCTCGTTCAGCTGTCAGTTGAAAACATGTTGTCGTACTAAGGACTGATTTGTGAAAGAGGAGCCAGGGTGCAGTCTATTTACAGAAATAGTTGTTTCTCGAGCAAATGGAAGTTTCTAGGAAGACAGAGAAATAGGTTAGGTCTATAAAAGGAATTGGGAAGAGTGAGGAAGGAGGACTTGAGATGAGATTTTTGAACAAGCTGTTGGAATATACATTGGAGATTCTATAGTGTTTTAAACTAGTGGTTTTGGATTGTGATTGTGATTTTCATACACTTGGACAGTGGATTACTTGGATATTGTTGTCAACAAGATAAGTAGTAGTTTTCTTATGATTCTTGTGGTTTTGGTGTTTACTTATAATAAAGCTTTGATTATTGTTCTTTTCTGTTGTGTTAACTGGAACTTTGTTTCTTGAGTGAAATCTATTCGGGTTGACGTAACAGAAATTGGGGGCTCGTCCGGGATAGTTCCAATTAGATCGGGATTGTTTCCAATTAGATAGGGATTCTTTTTCTGTTCAGATATAGGTTAAGTCTCATTTGTTTGGCTGTTGGTTGTTTTTTCTCTGTTGATTGTTGGATGTGTTGTTGTCTCACAGTAGTAAGATGGCAGAGGCTTTAGATCCGAAAGTCTACCTTGAGCAAGAGGTATCTGAGATAGCTGAGCAGTTTCTCACTTTGAAAAAGAAGGATTTGATGGTTCTAGGTCAACATTTAGAGTTAGAAGTGAAACCTGCAATGAAGAAAGCTCAGATTCAGGAGGTGGTTCTAGGGCATATGATGGAGGAGGAAATCATTGAAGAGGGTTCTGTAGATCTTCCCAAAGGTGATTCAGGAACTGCTTTAGAGATTCGAAAACTAGAGATGCAGCATGAGTTAGAATTGAGGAAGTTAAATGCCGAAGAAAAGGCTAGACAAGAGAAATTAGATGCCGAAGAAAAAGCTAGACACGAGAAATTAGAGGCTGAAGAAAGAGCTAGAAGAGATAAACTACAACAGGAAAAGGAATTAGAATTGGCTAGGATGGATCATGCCAGACAAATAGCTTCAATGCAGTCGAATGCAGGTCAAAATATTGGTTCTTTCTCTCTGTCAGGTCAGTTTCGTGATCAGTCCCACTTTAATGTTGCTCAGTGGTTCCAATCTGTCCCAAAGTTCAGAGAGAATGCAGTTGAAGATTTCTTTCTGAGTTTTGAAAAAATGGCAGATAGGTTGAAGTGGCCTACTGAATATTGGACTACATTGTTGCAACATGTGCTGACTGGAAAAGGTCTGGAGGTGTACAATCAACTTGGGTTGGCCGAGTCTGGTAACTTTATGTATGTTAAAGAGGCAATTCTCAAAGCATACGAGAGAGTGCCTGAGGCTTATCGACAGAAGTTCAGGAGTTATACCAAGGCATCTGGTCAGACTTATGTGGAATTTGCTCATGCCAAACAGCGACTTTTCGATCAGTGGTGTCATGCCATGAAAGTGGAAAAAGACTTTGAGAAGTTGAGACAGATCATTTTGATGGAAGAGTTTAAAAAGAGTGTGCCTGTCAGTCTGAGAATCTATCTTGATGAGCGTGGATCACATGACCTAAGTGAGGCAGGGTGTTTGGCAGACGAATATGCTCTGATTCATCAGTCTCAGTTCCATTCAAAGTCGAGTTCAGTTTCATCTAAGGGTGGTGATAAGTTTTCGAGCAATGATCAGTCCAGTGTTGACAAACAACCTACTGTAACCAAGTTCAGTTCATCAAAACCGCAGTCCTCTGCTCCTTTGTCGTCGATTAGTTGTAACTATTGCAAGAAGAGGGGTCATGTTGTCTCTGAGTGTTACAAGTTGAAACGAAAGCAAGAGCAACAAAGTTCTGAGTCTCATCAAACTGGCACTGTTGGCCATGTTTCCTCATATCGTTCTGCACCAGTTCAAGTTCTTTCTGTGTCTGAGGATACAGTTTCTCCAGTCGAGGTTATTGAAAAGCCATTATCTGGTTCTGTTATGGAGAGTTTTAAACCATTCACTCATGATGGTTTTGTTTCACTTTCGGGTGATTTTGATCATGCTACTCCCATCAAGCTTTTGCGAGATACAGGTGCTTCCCAGTCTCTGATGTTGGTGGATACACTACCTTTCAGTGATTCGTCGTATTCGGGAACAAATGTACTCATTAAGGGTGTAGATTCACAGGACTTTGTGCCTGTTCCGCTCCATAACGTTCATCTTTCATCCAGTTTGGTGTCCGGACCTGTGACTGTTGGTGTTCGAACTTCTTTGCCTTTTGAGGGCATTCAACTTCTACTTGGCAATGACTTAGCTGGGGATAAAGTTATTGTCGATCCACTCGTAACTGCCAAGCCTTGTGTTGATCAGCCTGTTGATCCAGTTGAACAGGAGATCTTTGAATTGTATCCGGCGTGTGCAGTTACTCGTTCTATGAGCAAGAAATCTCTTGACATGTCTCCGGATGTTGATGTAGATCTGATGGAGACGTTTGTAGGTCAAACTCTGTGGAAGACTACTGATCCTATTCCATTGTCATCCGATTCAGTCTCTTCAAGTCATGAGAATGATGCATTATTTACAGAACATGATGGTCATTATAGTTTGCAGTCTGATTTTGTAAAAAAGCAAAGAGCTGATAACTCAGATATTGCACTTTTGTTCCAGAAAGCTGTTACCCCAGAGGAAGCTGTCTTGGAACCTGTATGCTTCTATGTGAAGAATGACGTCCTGATGCGCAAGTGGAGACCGCCGCAAGTGCCTGCTGATGAAGACTGGGCAGTGCAACACCAAATCGTTGTACCGAAGTCGTACAGACCAGAGATCCTCAGCATGGCACACGACACTCCTCTCGCTGGACATCTTGGTGTGAACAAGACATATCTCAAGATACTGAAACATTTCTACTGGCCCAACATGAAGAGTGATGTGGCTCAGTTTTGCCGGTCTTGTCACACATGCCAAATGGTCGGGAAGCCAAATCAGACCATTCCTAAAGCACACTTACAACCGATTCCTGCCTTTGAAGAACCGTTCAGCAGAGTACTTGTTGATTGTGTTGGACCTCTACCAAGAACTCGATCTGGTAATGAGTACATGCTGACTGTTATGTGTACATCAACTCGGTTCCCTGAAGCAATTCCACTGCGAAA